CAGAGGGTGCTGGAAACCCATGTCAGAGCGCAACTCGACGCCCTTGCCGATCTCCGGGTCAGCCTCGGATAACGACGGCAGGGCCACCGACGATCTGACCGCAGACCTCGATCTCGCTTTTGACGGGGCCGAGGATATCCTGCGGGCCTGGCGTCGCGGGATGCGCCCTGATCCGGACCTGACGGTGTCGGAATGGGCAGATCAGCACCGCAAACTGTCCTCGCGGGCCAGCGCCGAACCCGGGCAATACCGCACCGCGCGCACGCCTTACCTGCGCGAGATCATGGATGCGCTGTCGCCGCGCCATCCGGCGCAGCGCATCAGCTTCATGAAGGCGGCGCAGGTCGGGGCCACCGAGGCGGGCAACAACTGGGTCGGCTTCGTCATCCATCATGCGCCGGGTCCGATGTTGGCGGTGCTGCCGACGGTGGAGATGGCGAAACGCACCTCGCGCGGGCGGATCGACCCCCTGATCGAGGACAGTCCGGCGCTGAAGGAACGGGTGCAGCCTGCACGGTCACGTGATGCGGGCAATTCGATGCTATCGAAGGAATTCCCCGGCGGCATCCTGGTTCTGACCGGGGCAAATAGCGCCACCGGCCTGCGCTCGATGCCTGCACGCTACATCTTTCTCGATGAGGTCGACGCCTATCCGGCCTCGGCCGACGAGGAAGGCGATCCCGTCACACTGGCCGAGGCGCGGACCACCACCTTCTCGCACCGGCGCAAGGTGTTCATGGTCTCGACCCCGACGATCCGAGGGCTGTCGCGCATTGAGCGGGAGTTCGAGGCTTCCGACCAGCGCCGCTACTTTGTGCCGTGCCCGCATTGTGGCCACATGCAATGGCTGCAATTCGAACGCCTGCGCTGGGACAAGGGGCGGCCTGATACGGCGGCCTATCACTGCGAGGGTTGCGAGAAGCCCATCGCCGAGCATCACAAAACGCAGATGCTCGAGCGCGGAGAATGGCGCGCGACGGGTGTGTCAGCCGATCCGCATTCCATAGGCTTCCACCTCTCAGCGCTCTATTCGCCGCTGGGCTGGAAAAGCTGGCAGCAAATCGCACGCGACTGGCTGGCGGCGCAGGGCTCCGAGGAAATGCTGCGCGCCGCGCGCAACACCCTGCTGGGCGAGACTTGGGTTGAAAGCGGCGACGCCCCGGAATGGCAGCGGCTGGCGGAGCGGCGCGAAGCCTTCGGGACACAGATCCCCGAGGGCGGTCTGTTCCTGACAGCAGGCGTCGATGTTCAGAAAGACCGCATTGAGGTCGATGTCTGGGCTTGGGGGCGTGGCCTGGAAAGCTGGCTCGTCGACCACATCGTCATTGCCGGTGGCCCCGACGATCCGGCCCGCTGGGACAAGCTAACGGCCCTGCTCAGTCGGACATGGGCCTGCACCAATGGTGCGGTGATGGTGATCGGCAAGCTGGCCATCGACACTGGCTACGAGTCCGCCGCCGTTTATGCATGGGCGCGGGCGCAGGGCTTTGATCAGGTCGCACCGGTCAAAGGCCTCGAAGGCTTCAATCGCGCCACGCCGGTGTCCGGCCCGACCTTCGTCGACGCCACCATCGGCGGCAAACGTCTGCGCCGCGGTGCCCGGCTCTGGTCGGTGGCCACGGCGACGTTCAAGACCGAGACGTATCGCTACCTGCGGCTTGAGCGGCCCTCGGATGAAGACCGTTCGCTTGGGGTGCTCGACGCCCCCGGCACGGTGCATCTGCCTGACTGGATCGACACCGAATGGCTGAAACAGCTGGTGGCCGAACAGCTGGTCACCGTGCGCAACAAGCGCGGCTATGCCCACCCCGAATGGCAGAAAATGCGCGAGCGCAACGAGGCGCTGGACTGCCGGGTCTATGCCCGCGCGGCGGCGTGGATCATGGGCGCGGATCGCTGGGACGAGGCCACATGGCGGCGGCTCGAAGAACAGGCCGGGGTCGAAACCCGCTCCGCACCTCAGCAGGCGGTACCGACCGAACAGGCCGCGCCCGCCCCGCCCAAGGCGGGAACACCAACGACGCCACGGCGCAAACGCCGGGCCTACACACCGAACTTCATGAGGGACTGACATGGATCTGGAACGGATGCGCGCCTTGTTGGCCGCGCTGCAGGAGGCGCGCTACGCGGGCGTCCGCTCGGTCAGCTACGACGGCAAGACAATCACTTACGGTTCAGACGCGGAACTGGCGAATGCCATTTCCGATCTGGAAACCCGGATTGCCAGCGCCACCTCCGGCACCCCGCGTCGTCGGCGCTGGGGCACCGTGGCCTCGAAGGGGCTGTAATCCATGGCCTTTGAAGCCTTCCGTCAGCGGCTGGGATCGATTATCGGCGGGTTTGATGCAGCGCAAGCCCACCGGCGGCTGCGCGGTTTCCGGGCGTCGCGGGCGCATGTGAACACGCTGATTGCAGCCTCTGGCGACACGATCACCGCCCGCGCACGTTGGCTGGTGCGGAACAACGGCTATGCGACGAATGCGGTCGAGTCTTTTGCAAGTAACGTCGTGGGTGATGGCATCAAACCCTCGTCGTCGATTGCAGATGCTGACCTGAAGGAACAGCTCCAGGCGCTGTGGCTCGCCTGGACCGATGATGCCGATGCAGAGGGACTGACCGATTTCTACGGTCTGCAGCGCCGGGCCGCGCGCGAAGTGTTCCTATCGGGCGAGGTCTTCATCCGTATCCGCCCGCGCAGGGCGGAAGACGGTCTGACGGTGCCACTGCAATTGCAGATGCTGCCCGCCGAAATGCTGCCGCTGGGCATGAGCCGCGAATTGCCCGGCGTCGGCCTGATCCGGCAGGGCATCGAGTTCGACGGCATCGGCCGCCGCGTCGCCTATCACTTTCTGCGCCGTCACCCCGGTGACTTGACCGATCCGGGGCTTGCGGGCGAGACGACACGGGTGCCCGCGTCAGAGGTGATCCATGTATTGGACCCGGTCGAGGCGGGCCAATTACGCGGGGTGTCGCGATTTTCAGCTGCGATCGTCAAGCTGTTTACGCTGGATCTCTACGACGATGCCGAGTTGGAGCGAAAAAAGATCGCGGCGATGTTCGCGATGTTCATCACCTCGCCCGCCCCGGAAACCCCGCTGGAACCAACCGAGGACGATCTAGAGGTCGAGCCCGGTCAGGTGGTGCGGCTGGATCCCGGTGAGGACGTGTCCACCCCGGCGACCCCGGACTCGGGCGGCACCTACGAGCCGTTCCAGTACCGGACGCTGCTGCAAATCGCGGCGGCGCTGGGCATCCCCTATGGCTATCTGACAGGCGACACCGCCAAGGGCAATTTTTCCAACACCCGCATATCGCTGATCGAATTCCGCCGCCGGATATCGGCTTGGCAGCACGGGGTGCTGGTGTTCCAGCTCTGCCGCGCGGTGTGGTCACGCTGGATGGATGTGGCGGTGCTGTCAGGTGCCATCGATCTGCCCGGCTATGACAGCCAGCGGCGGCAATATCAGGCCTGCGCCTGGCTGCCCACGAAATGGGACTGGATCGATCCGATGAAGGACGCCTCGGCCGAAATCCTGCAGATCGAAGCGGGCCTCAAATCCCGCACCCAAGCGATCTCCGAGCGCGGCTATGACGCCGAACAGGTCGACCGCGAGATTGCCGCCGAGCGCAGACGCGAACTGGCGCTGGGCCTCGACTTCCGCCGTCCGGGATCCCCGGCGCAGGGGCCGGGCAACTGGGCCACGAAGGATGATGATCCTGCTTCGAATGATGCCGACGAGATGGACGATAACGCCGAGGGCAAACCCGACCCAAAGGATGAACCGTGATGCATCACGCCCAGATCTCCCAGCGGGCCTTCAACACGCCGCTGATGGTGGACCCTGCCAAGGCACTGGCCTTCTTGTCAGGGCTGGGTCCGCGCATCACCGGGCAGGACATCACCTTCCACGGCGTGGAGACCGATGCCGTTGATCCGGCCGCCACCGCGCAACCCGGGCGGGCCTCGCTGTTCGGCACTGACCTCGTCCAGCGCCACCAACGTAATGGAAGCCAGCCCTACGCGGTGGTCGACGGCATCGCCGTGATCGAAATCGCCGGAACGCTGGTGCATCGCGGGGCGTGGATCGGGCAATCTTCGGGCCTCACCTCCTATGAGGGTATCGCCGCCCAAATCGACGTGGCGATCGCGGATCCTGCGGTGCTCGGCATCGCGCTGGACATCGACAGCTTCGGCGGTGAGGTCGCGGGGGCCTTCGATCTTGCCGATCGCATCCGCGCCGCGCGGGCGCAAAAGCCTGTGCAGGCCTTCGTCGCCGAACACGCGCTGTCCGCTGGCTACGTCCTGGCATCGCAGGCCGACCGGATCGTCCTTCCGCGCACCGGGGCCGTCGGCAGCATCGGCGTTGTTGCGCTGCACACCGACATGAGCGGGGCGCTCGACCAGAAGGGCATCGCCGTCACCCTGATCCATGCCGGGGCGCACAAGATCGACGCCAATCCTTACCAGCCGCTGCCCGAGGCGGTCCACGATCAGATGCAGCGCGAGCTGGAGGTCGTGCGCTTCCTCTTTGCCGAGACTGTCGCTGCCGGTCGCGGGGATCGTCTGACACATGCCGCAGCGCTGGCCACGGAAGCGGCGGTGTTCCGTGGCGCTGATGCCATTGCCGCCGGTCTGGCCGACGAGCTCGCTGATCCTGTCACCGCCTTCCGCGCCTTCGCCGCCGCCCCAGGCGGCACCAATCCCACCAGCAGAAAGGGTCCACAGATGACCACCAACTCCACCGACACCCCGAATTCGGATCAGGTTGCCGCCCCTCCCGCGACACAGCCCGCAGCGACGACTGCCGAGACCGTACCCGAACCGCCTATTGAAGCAGCCGCACCCACGCCCACGACCGACGCATCCACCATGAGCGCCGACGCCATCCGCGCCGAGGCCGCCGAGGTGGCGCAGGTCTGCGCGATGGCCGCCCGAATGGGTGTGGACATAGACGCCGCCGACGCCGTCGCACGAGGGCTGAAACCCGGAGCTCTGCGCGCCCGCGTGCTGGCCGATCTTTCCTCGCGCGGCGATGCGGCAGGCATCATCGCTACTGCCCCGGCGGCCGCTGTCGCCAAAGACAGCCCGATCATCGCAGCCGCAAAGAAGGCAGCCTCAGGCTCGCGCTGAACCACCTGCCGAACCCAAAACATGGAGACTGACCAATGCCCGTCCTGACGGAACCGCCCAGCATGGGCGATGTCCTCAAATATGAGGTCAACCCGAACTATACCCGCGAAGTGATTACCCTGCTGCAGGGCATGCCGTATCCGGTCGGCTCGGTGCTCGGCAAAATCACCGCCAGCGGAAAATACAAGCTGTCGACCAGTGGTGGCAGCGATGGTGCACAGACCGCGACCGCCGTCTTGCTTTATGCCGTCGACGCCACCCTTGCCGATGCGACCGGCATCGTCGTCGTGCGCGGGCCCTCGATCGTGTCGCGTGCAGGCCTCGCTTACGACGGCACCGTCGATGACAGCGCCAAGATCACCACCAAGATCGGCCAGCTTACCGCAGTCGGCATTATCGCCCGCGACGGCGTCTGATCCCGAAGCAGCCCAGCGCATCCACATCCATCCCTCTTTCCCCCGGAGCTCCAAATGACCCTTGTCCGCAATCCATTCGACGCTGGCGGTTACTCGCTGGCCGAGATGACGCAGGCCATCAACATCCTGCCCAACCTCTACACCCGCCTTGGCCAGATCAGCCTCTTCCGCTTCGAGGGCGTCAGCCAGCGGTCGGTTATCATCGAGCAATACGAGGGCATCCTGAATTTGCTTCCCTCGGTACCGCTGGGTGGTCCTGCCACGGTCGGCACCCGTGAGGGCCGGTCGATGCGAAGCTTCGCCCTGCCATGGATTCCGCATGATGATGTGATCCTGCCGGGTGACATTCAGGGCCAACCGGCGCTGGGCGTCTTCGATGGCGCCGACCCGCTGGTCGAGGTGATGAACCGCAAGCTGCAGTTGATGCGCCGAAAGCATGCGCAGACCCGCGAATACATGGAGATGAACGCGCTGCGGGGCATCGTGAAGGACGGCGCGGGGACCACCCTCTACAACTACTTCACTGAGTTTGGCCTGGCGCAAATCTCGGTGGACTTCCTCTTGGGCACGGCTGGCACCAATGTACAGGGCAAGGTCCGGGAGGTCTTGCGGGCCATTGAGGACAATCTGCTGGGCGAAAGCATGTCGGACGTGCACGCCCTCGTCAGCCGCGAATTCTTCGACAAGCTGATCGCGCACCCCAAAACCGAAGAGGCGTACAAGTTCTACGCCGCGACCGGCGCGCAGCCCCTGCGCCAGGATGTACGCCGCAACTTCCCCTTCGCGGGCATCGTGTTCGAGGAATATTCTGGCACCGTCACGCTTTCCACTAAGGCCACCGAACGGCTGGTCCCCGCCAACGAAGGCATCGCTTTCCCGCTGGGCACCATGGACACCTTCACCACCTATGGCGGCCCGGCCAACCTGCTGGAGGCGGCCAATACCATCGGCCTGCCGCTCTACGCCCGCCAGCATCTGGACGAAAAGGGCCGCTGGATCGATCTGATGACCGAGGCCTCGATCCTGCCGGTCAACAAGCGGCCGGGCATAGCGATCCGCCTGCACACTTCGAACTGACGGGTCCACTCATGACCGTCTTTGGTGCCGCCATGGACCGGATTTATTCCAACTCGTCCATGGCCGTGGCCGCGCTCTGGATGTCGGCTACCACGTCCGAGGAAAGAACTATCCGGGTGATCCGCCGCGCACCGGATCGCATCACTGAATTCGGCGCGGGGCGCTTGGTCAGCGACACCATGATGGTGGACGTGCGCGCGTACGATCTGCCAGACCCTCGCCCCGGCGATCTGATC